CCAGTCATCCGGCAGGGTCCAGTCCTCCGGCAAGCGGGAGCCTCGCTTAGGCCTGACGGCTGGAGGGGGCTGCTCGGACTCTGGTGTTGGGCGCTGCTCCTGCGGCGCCAGCTCTTGATCTTTTCTCTGTCCCTGTCCCTGTCCCTGTCCCTTGCGATCCTCAGTGGATTGCTCGCTCGATACTTCGGGGATGCTTGAAGGACTCGCCGTGCATTCCTCTTTCTGTGCATCAGGGATCGGAGAATGATCGATGGTGGAAGACGGGTTAAGCTCGCGCAGCAGACGGGCCGCCTCGCTTATCTTGTCCTCCAGCACCTTGGCGTCGAACGGCAGTTTCCACCGCTTGGCATTCCCCTTGCCGCCGCGCAGCCTGGCATGCAACTTCTGCAGCCAGCCCTCCAGCGCCTTCTCCGCGACCACGGGATGGTAGAGCCGGCCATCAGAGCACTTGACCCATCCATGTAGCGCACCATCCTTCACCGCTCGCCAGGACTTCAGGTCGCGCCCGTATTCAGCCAGGCGGGCCAGGGCAACATCATCATCAGGCAAACTGCCCGCCGGCACCTGGTGGTAAGACTTGAGCCACAAGGTAAGCCCTGCCCTCCACTCTCCATCCGAGGCCCGCGCGTGAAACTCCGAACCGAAGAGGCGGGCAATGTCGAGCGGCATGAACTGGAAATCCCGCAGGTCACAGTCGGCCGGAGTCATCGGATCAGGAAACGACATCGCTGCTCCCTTCAAGCTCACGAGCAAGGCGCAGGAGCTCCGCTCCTACGAGCATTGCCTGGCCGGCGGACAATTCGACGTATTGCTGCTCGCCATGACTGTCCTCTTGAACAATGAAGACCCCATCTCCCTCGAGGCCCACTTCAGTTTTCAGCGTTGCTCTGAGCTTCATATGTCCAGTTCCTCGGTGACGCGCTTCACGAAGTCGTGGTATCCCTCGGCCATGAGGAACCCTTGATCTTCAAGCGCACCGCGGCATGCCTTGGCGTGGCCGTAGAGCACCCAACGCTCACGCTCGGGCAGGTCGCGGAATTGACGGTAGGACGGCCAGGGCCCGGCGATCACCGGGCGGCCGTTGGGGCTGGCGGTGATCCGGCCTGGTTTCGGTTGTGTGGTCATTGCGCACGCTCCAGGCGCTGCACCAGCGTCCGCAGCTTGCGCTTGAGGCGGGTGGTCAGATCGCGCTGATCCTTCCAGCGCCTGTAGGCGGGGCCGGTGAACTCCAGCACTGGCTCGAACCTCTCGTCGTAGGGATCGATTCGGCGGTGGTCGGCATACGGACGGCCATAGGCAGCGAAGTACGTGGTGTACAACGTATTCAGCTCGCGGCGCAGCGCGTTCCGCTTGGTCTCTGCCAGTTGATACTCAACCGCCGCCTCGGCGATCTGGATGAGTTGCTGCTGCTCGTCGGGCAACTTGATCATGCTTTTGCTCCAGAGGCGCCGAACAAGGTCGCCAGATCGATTTGATAAACGGCTGCCCAAGCTCCCGCAGGCCACGCCTTGACTTCGCCAAAACGGCGGTCGGGGACGATCTCGGGCTGAACGCCATTGGCCTTGCACCACTTGCGCAGGTGGACATAGGCGTTGAACGGGTACTTGGTGCCGGTGGCGTTCTCGACGGCGGTGACCGTGGCGTAGCGGGTGCCGTGTCCCAACTCGTCGTTCAGGCGCTTGACCTGGCGGATGGCGACGGATGCAGCGGCCATGGCCTGCGCTTCGCGGCGGCTGCCGATTTGCGCCTTGGTCTTGACGGCATGGTCACGTTCGGCGGCGAGTTGCTTGTTCTCGCCGATCAGCACCAGTTGACGTTCGACTGCCCCTTGGAGCGCCAGCAAGGCGCCCTCATGGCTCGACACGTCCGGAAGGGCTTTCAATCTCTCCTCGAGCGCCGTCATGTGATCGAAGACGGCAGCCTGTAGGTCGTAGCTGTACGACATAGCCATCAGGCACGCTTCGCGCTTCGGGAAGCGATAGCCGCGGCGAGGCCGGCCATAGCTGTCGGGGAGATCGGCTGAAAAATCAGCCGATCTTTCGCCCAGGACCTCAGGCACCTTTGCCAGGAAGTTCTTGTGCAGCAGCTCCGGGAAGTCATCCGAGGGGAACGACTGCCCGGCCTCCTCTGCCTGCTGCCGGCGGTGCTGGTTGATGAATTCGACCAGTTCCAGGCTGGTCATGGTGGCGGCCTGGCCGCCAATTGAGGTCAGGCCAGTCATGTCGAAGCCCTCTCAATCTCAGCATCTATGGCATCGGCTACGCCTGCATCCAAGTAATGGTTCACCCGATCTACGAGGGCCTGGTCTTCCACCCGGTCTAGACTGCTTCCGGCAAACTGGGCAGACGCCTTGAGCCAGTTGAATATCTCGCTCATGAATCCCGTGAACTGGCCGCGTTTGACAGTTTCCTCTCGCTCATCCAAAGGCGCTTTGGCGAGCAGATCACGGACCATGCTCCTGAACACCTCGCTAGCCATCCAGTCATCCACGTCCCGGACATACTTCAGATAGATGTGCGCGATACTCTTGCCTGCCTCGAGGCCGGTGAGGAAGCTACCGGTCAGAGGAACATCCCACATTGAGTAGCGACCATGGTCCTTGCCTACGAAGGGCAAGCGCCGCCAAGTTTCCTTGGCGCGCGGATGGAGACAGATTCCCTGTGGCTTCTTGGCTCGACGAGAGCGTTTTGCAGCGGTTACAGCGCTCATGCCGGAACCTCCCCTTGCTTCCGCTCCTTCTGCCGGTTGATGCGCTCCGTGCAGACCTGCTCGAGCTCAACCAACATGAAGATGGCCCCCCCAATCTCCTCCAGAAACCAGCCGAGACGCTCTGAGGTTTCCTGGCCTACTTCGCCTTCAGCGCCAACGTTCGCCAGCAGGTTCCCGACAGCGGCGACACCAAGCGCCATGTTCTGAGCAGCCTGCCGGGCTACTTCACGCTCCCCCCAAAGAGACATCGCCTGCTCTTCCGTGAGCACCTCAGAGGGGTCGCGGGAACACTGCTTATTGATCAGGTTTGCGAGGTTCATTGCTGGCCCTCCTCACGCAGGGAGTCGAGCGCGGCGTCAACCAAATCGCCAGCCATCTCTGCAGCAATCTCCAGGGCATACAAGCATGCGTGCTCTTCGTCGGAGGTGGTCAGTGCTCCGAGAATGCTAGAAACACTTAGCGTCAGCGCGATGGCCTCGCTCAACGCCTCTTCGACCGTCGTGGTCGGGTTAATCACTGCGAATCTCCGCGGCGGAAGCTGAGATATCGGAGCCTTCAGTGCAGACGACTGGGGCTTGTTCCAGACCGCGCTCATGCTGCACCGCCTGCGTGTCGCGACACGCTTTCAGGATTTCCGGATTGGGTCGCGACACCGGCCCGGCAAGCTCTGAGCAATGCGCCAGACATGGCCCCCAGCAGGGCGAGAGTATTGAGTTCCTGAGAGAGTAGCGGCTCGCCGGCATCGTCCATCGCCCGGGTCATTCTCAAAAGAATCAGGTGAACCGCCTCGCTGATGTCCTCGGCGGCGGCCAGATCCGCGTCAACCGGCCGGTCGGCAACAATGGAGAACAAGAACTCATCCCCGTTGAGAGGATCGAAGCAAACCTGGTGGTCGGTGGTAACGGCGCAGGGGACTTGCGCGCGTTGAGTTTTCTGTTGCATAGTTAGTCCGTCCTTCGAAAGACAAATTGATATCCAGGCAGTCGCGTCAACGACTACCAACTGAACCCCACCCGGCCAGGTGGGGTTTTTGTTGCCCAGCGAAAAGTCAGCCGGGCCGCAAAACTGGGGATGGAATCAGGTCGCTCATGCGGCTACTCCAAGGCCAAGGTCATTTGCAGAAGCGACCGAACGCGCTCGACAGCGCCAAGCAGCCGAGGCTTTTCATGCTTCCAGAGGGAAAGGCCGGTACCGTGAGCGCTGGCTAACGCGGCGCCCTGGTCATAGGCCAAGCAGACCCGATTGAATTGCGCCAGCGCCGACTCCTCGCCGCGCAGCAGCGCATCTATCTGGAGGTCGCACCAGACAGCGAAGTCATCATCGAGCCAGCGGGCAAACGCGACGGCGAGCTTCGGATGGAGCCAGGTCGCGGCACCGCGCCCGCGTACTGTCTCAACGAGTTTGAAGTCCGATTTTCGGACTTCATTGCAGAGATGCCTTTCGAGGGCGGCCATGTAGCTCTTCGTGCTCGGCAGCTCCAACCACTTGATGGGTCTTTTGCCGAAGCGCCTCGCCACCTCAGTGGCATTGATCCAGCCAGCGCTATTGAAGCTCACAAGCTCGCCGCGGTAGCGGAACGGAATGACGTTGTTCACGGCGCCACCTCGGCACTGGATGTCTGAACAGCGGTATCAGCGCACTGCCGGATGTGGGAATCGGACGGCAGAATGGGTTCAAGGTCGGCGGAGCTTGTGGGCTGCTGGGTTGGGGCCGCATCGATTGAGGCGCGCAAGATTTTTTCGGCGAAGCCGACTAAGTCAGGCCGCAGACCAGCAATAGTGATTTGGCCGCCAGATGCGTCTTGAAGCCGTTCAGCGAGGGATGGGGAGGCTTTGCGGTGACCTCCGGCTAGTTGCCAAAGGTGCGCCACAGAAGTTTTAGCCTCTCTCGCTACGCGCTCGCGCTCTTCTGCAGACGTGGCAGCAAGCCATCCGCGCAGATGATCAGACATGAGTGGTTCTCCTCATTACGTCAGGAGAATTTAGCTCATGGCTAATATTTGCTCAAGAGGATATTTAGCTATGAGTACATTTAGCCACTTGCTAAATGATGGCATCGTGCATGCCATGGATATCTATCAGATCAGAAAGCAAAATCTCATTCAGCTCATTGGCGGTCAGCGTAAGAGTGCTTGTGCCGAACGCTGGGAGATGAGCCCGGCCCACCTCAGCCAGATTCTTTCAGATAAGACGAGGAAAAACCTAGGTGACGACGTTGCGCGCCGCATTGAACAGCTAGAGGGCTTGCCGCGCGGATGGCTCGACCTAGCTCACAAGCGCGCTCAGCAACTACTTCTCATAGACTCAACCAAGGAAGCGGAGTATGCCGGCCCTATCTCCGTTTGGGACAATGAGACTCCTCTGGACGAGGATGAGGTGGAGCTACCGTACTACGACCAGGTGGAGCTGGCCGCGGGCGACGGCCGGATAGCTGTACAGGAAATACCTGGGCGCAAGCTCCGTTTCTCGCTCCCCGCGCTCCGCGAGGCCGGCGTCAATCCGAAAAAGGCGATCTGCGCAAAGATCAGGGGCAACAGCATGGAGCCACTGATCATGGACCGCTCGACCATCGGCATCGATCAATCAGCCACGGACGTTATCGACGGTGAGATTTACGCCCTGGAGCACGAAGGCATGCTGCGGGTGAAGTACCTGTATCGGTTGCCGGGCGGTGGCCTGCGCCTGCGCAGCTTCAACCGAGCCGAGCATGACGACGAGGAGTACTCGCCGAAGGAGATGCAGTCCCAAGGCATTAGCATCATCGGCTGGGTGTTTTGGTGGTCGACGCTGCGCTCGCGTGGAGCTTTCAAGCGGTAACCGGGTTATCTGGAGGGGTGGGGATCTGTAGCTATGGGCGGATCATGGGGGAATGAGCCAGCTATGGGAGCCAAGGGCTTGGTGCGATAGAATCAGCACATGGACAGAAACAGCCTTGACCAAGCAGCCCCTGGAAAGGTGCTCAGGTTACACATGGAAGGAATTGACGACCTAAGCGGGGACGTCCGCCTTGGCTCGTTCATCGAAAAGCTTGCATGCTTGAAGGCTGCGCTTAGCGAAACCGAGCACCTGCTAGCTCACGGTAAGCGAAGCAAGCTTGATTTTGTTGTGAGCGAACTCAGCCATAACAGCCCTGCCATGATAGGCCTGCGCGGGGTTGGCGAAGTAGATAGCGCCATAAACGCAGAGAGCGTCATTGATGAGCTAACACGCTTCATTGACGGAGTCAGGTCTGGAACAGAAATAGTAACTTCTGAAAAGGCCAAGCTAATTGCACACTTGAAGAAGCTTGCAAGCGGTATCGGTGAGCGCTTCACAAGGATATGGCTTGATGGCATCGGCATTAAGACTATACATCTGGATGCGAACACCGCCCAAGCATTCGAAGATGCCATGCCAAATACCAGGCGCGAGACTGGAAGCCTAAAAGGCATAGTAAAACAATATTCCGCCATAAATAATAGATACTACTTCAAGATAGTCCCGCCTATTGGCGGTATCGAAATTAAGTGCATATTTACGCAAGAGCTTCTAGAAAAAGCGGCAGCAGCAGTTGAGCATAATGCTACCGTTGAAGGCGAGCTTAAGTATTATAACGACGACTTCTGGCCTTTTGAAATAAAAGTCAAGGACATCAAGATCCATCCAAAAGACTGCGACCTGCCATCGCTCGCGGAAATGAAGGGATCCGCGCCTGATGCTACAGGTGATCAGAGCGCCGAAGACTATGTAAGGGAGCTGCGTAGTGGCTGGTAAGCAGTCGATCGTGTACTGGGATTCATCGGCGTTTTTAGCACTTCTGAAGTCTGAAAATCATGGACCAGGAGTACTTGACGCTCTGGTTTCTCAAGCTGGCGCATTTGACAGAGCTGAAATTACGCTTGTCACTTCGACAATCGGCATTATGGAGGTCTTGTCGGCAGAAATATCAGACGCCGTCAGAGATCGCTTTGAGAGCATGATCAAGCGTAGCAACTTCCAGCTCGTTAACGCGAATGAGGGAGTTGCAAGGAGCGCAGCAATCCTGCGCAAGCATTGCTACACCAATGGAAAGTCACGCGGCCTAGAAAAATATATTATCAGTCCTGCTGACGCTATCCATGTCACATCTGCAATGGTTGTAAAGTCAGATATTTTAATTACTCTTGACTCTAGGAATAAAGCGAGGAAGCAAGAACTTGCAATGACAGCTGTTAGTGATTTTTATCCAATAGCCGGTCTGCATTCTGTGCGAATCGAACGCCCATCCACTGGGCTCCCAGGGGTTTCAATGTTTTGACTTAGCCTCGCACCTGCGGGGCTTTACGGCTCCGAAGCCTTTGACAGATTCCCTCCGCCGCCCTGGCAAGGCAGCAGTCCGGCACGGGGCGCACCTCGATTCCAGTGCGGCCTTTTCACATCATCCGCACATTTGATACATTCAGGCGTCCTTGAAGGCACAACACCGAAACGACCAGGCCGCGCCGGAACCTTCCCCGGCGCGGCCTTTTCGTTCCTGCCCTTCCCTCCCGGCTCCGCACTGAGCTGACGACCGCCCTACCCCGGCGCTGAACTCGATACAGCGCCGCCTTTCCTCGCCTAATGCGTGAACCCAAGCCCGCCTGGAGCGGGTTTTTATCGAATAGCGAAAATAATTTAGCTACAAGCTATTGACCGAATGATTAGCCCGAAGCTAAATTAAACCAAGGCTAAATATTGGGTACTGCTCATGACCACCACCGCCACCATCACCGCACACGGCTTCACCGGCTTCCTCGGCAAGGGCCTGTCCTTGCGTGAGCTTCAGTGCGTCCTGGGCATCGCTGCGGGTCGTACCAGCAAGGAGTTGGCCCGCGACCTGGGCATGCAGCCGGGCACGGTGGGTAAGCGCGTCTTGGCGGCGACCACCAAACTCGGGGTAACCCGACGTGCCGCCCTGGTAGCTGAAGCCATGCGCCGCGGGCTTATCTCGCCCGCCGTGATCGCCCTTGCCTTCCTCGTCGCCGGTCAGCCACTGCTCAACGATGACCACATGATGCGCAGCCGCCGTGGCGGCGAAAGGAAGATCGAAACTCGCCTGACTGCTCGCCGCGATGACGTGGCCTGGGTGGCGTGATCATGGCCTGGGACAGAAACGATCCTCTCAACATCCTGGCGCTACAGCTCGACGGTGAACTGCGCGCCGCAGCCGACTTCTGCTATGGCTACAACGGGCCGGCACAGCGCGCTTTCGCCCGGCACATCCAGGGCCTGGGAAAGTCGGTCGACGAGCTTACCGTGGCAGACCTGAAGGCAGCGGCCGCGTTTGCTGAAGCAGAACTGAACGACCTGCAACAGAGAGGACTGATCTGACGCGGCAGACCGAACGCGCCGAAGCAGCCCCGCAGTAACCAACCGATTTTGGCAAAGCCACAAATGCCGGCGGGCCCTTGCTCGCCCTGGAGAAACTATGAAACGAGCAACCGTTGTAACCGAACTGCCGGCCAGCACCAGCCGGGACATGGACAAGTTCGTTGTCCGACTGCCGGACGGCCTGAGGGCCGAGGTGGAAGCCGAAGCCAAGCGCGATGAGCGCAGCATGAACAGCGTGGTCATCATCGCCCTGCGCGAGTACCTGCACGGTCAGCGCCGGAAGCAAGCGCTCCTCGATACTCTGACCGCTGCCACCGGAGGGCGCTGACCATGAAGCAAGCACTCATCGGCACCGCGATCAGCCTGCTGCTCAGCGCGTGCCTGTACTTCGGTCAGGGGTCGCTTCACCAGTTCGCCTTCTATGTGGCGGCGGCCACGAACGTTCTCTGCTGGCTGCTGATATTCGCCGGCGGCATCAAGGGGCAAGGAGCCACAAACCTGCTCGCCCGTCCTTGGCTCTCCATCCCTATCGGCGCTCTGCACGTGGCGGCCCTGGCCGTCACAGATCACCCTGCACTCGCGGCTTCGAGCCTGCTGGTGAAAATGGCTTGCTACGCCCTCGCCTACCAGGCGGTGCGCAGCGCCTAGCAAGGGGGTGACCTATGACCCATGCCCTGTTTAAACAGATCGACCTGACCGCCAAGCTTGGCCAGGACGGTAGCTCGCTCCAAGCCATGAACGCGCTGCGCGTAATCCGGGAAACGGTAGCGAAACACCTGGCCGGCGCCGAGGGTGCAGGAGATATTCCGCTCGAGCGAGCCCTCCTGGCGCTCCGCACCATCGCCGAGTTCCCCTGCTCCGAGCAGGACGACCTCCCGGCGGCGAACATGCGACAGATCGCGCTGGCGGCGTTGAGTGGCGCTGGAGCGAGTTCAGAGCCGGGCAACCCTGGCCGCGAACCTGTTTCCGGACCGGGTAATGCCGGCGGGCGCACCTCACCCAGCACTACGCAGGGATCGGGTGACAGCTCCCTTGCCGAGAGCCTCAATACGTTGGAGCGCTGGCTTGATCGCGTGGCAATCGAGGACGGCTACGTCGGCGTGCCAGTGATTGAAGCCGTCGAGGTAGCGGTCA